GATGACATGAAACAAATTCATGTTCGTCTGGATACGGCTATTGAAAAAATTGCAGATGTTTCTAGTTCATTACATACAATCATGGCAGTTCACGAAGAAAAACTAATGCGTCAAGAAGAGGCACTAGACGAACAAGAAGCTGATTTTAAACAAAACATTCAACTTATCCATGATAGAATATCAACTAATTCAGACAAAACCACAAAACACATGAATGATATGGAAAAAAGAATATCTGAAGAATTACAGAAAATTCGCAACGAACTTTCTGATAGGGTGGGAATCTTAGAAAAGTGGCGTTGGGTCATCATTGGTGGCTCAATTGTCGCTGGATTTATTATTACAAAATTGCCAATTTGGTCTTGACATAGACCATAAGTTCATATATACTCTATCTCATGTATATTGAACAGAAATACTTATTACTCGCATCATCACGATTACAACAGTTTAAAAGGAAAGGGGATTACCTCTGGAATTTTAGATGCCCGTATTGTGGTGACTCAAAAACAAATCTTACAAAAGCGAGGGGCTATGTCTTTCGCAAAGAATCGAATCTTATATATAAGTGTCACAACTGTGGAATAGGTGCAAACTTAAATAATTTTCTAAAACACTTAGACTCGCAGTTGCATGATGACTATATAAAAGAAAAGTTTTTAGATAATGGTAAAGATAGAGATACACAGGCGTATGAGAAGTTTTCTACTCATGCACCTTATCTAAAGGGCAGTTCGCCTTTAAAATCTAAACTAGTAAAAAAGGTATCGTCATTAGACCATAATCATTATGCTAAGAAATATGTGCAAAAGAGGAAAATACCCTCTGATAAACACTATCTCTTATACCATACTGAGTCGTTTAATCAATGGTCTAACGAATGGTGTCATAAAAAACTAGAAACTAACAGTGATTGTGCAAGGTTAATTATACCTTGTCATAATGAAGAAAATAAATTTATTGCGTGTCAGGGAAGGGCTTATGACAATAATGATTTCAAATTACGATATCAAACAAGCAAAGTCCATGAGGATACGCAACTCATCTTTGGTCAAGACCGACTTAAATCCGACAAACCGAAATTCGCAGTAGAAGGCCCAATTGATTCACTATTCGTGGACAATTGTGTTGCTGTTTTAGGTTTTAATAAATTTAAGTTGTTATCCAAAGATTATACTATCATTCCAGATAATGATAGAAGAAATACACAAGTACTAAAAAGTATGAGTGAACTTCTTGAATTAGGATATAGTATGGTGTTATGGCCAGATGAGATTAAAGAAAAGGACATAAACGATATGATAATGTCTGGTATGTCTGTAGAGAAATTAAAAACGATAATAGAAAATAACACATATCAAGGTAATATGGCCTTGTTAAAATTTACTAACTGGAGAAAAATAAATGTCTAACTTGTCAAATCATTTGCCGACACAATATCAACAATTCATTCACCTATCAAGATATTCAAGATGGTTGCCTGAAGAGGGTCGTAGGGAAACTTGGGATGAAACCATTGCACGATATTTTGGTTTTTTTAAAGAACATTTGAAAGAAATGTGTGACTATGATTTGGATACGAAAACTAAAAACGAGTTAGAAGAAGCAATCCTTGATACGAGAGTAATGCCGTCTATGCGTTGTCTTATGACTGCTGGGCCTGCTCTCAAAAAAGAGAATATTGCTGGTTACAATTGTTCTTATGTTGCAATTGATAGGGTTGCATCATTTGATGAAATCCTTTATGTATTGATGAATGGCACTGGTGTTGGTTTTTCTGTTGAAAGACAATACACTGCAAAACTTCCAGTAGTTGCAGAAGAGTTTTATATGTCCGATACTGTCATTCAAGTTGCAGATAGTAAGTTAGGTTGGGCAAAGGCATTTAAAGAACTTATTGGTATGTTGTATATTGGTCAAATTCCAAAGTGGGATATGTCCAAGGTAAGACCAGCTGGTGCGCCATTGAAAACTTTTGGTGGTCGTGCATCTGGCCCAGACCCACTAGAAAGTCTTTTTAATTTTTGTGTTACTACATTTAAGGGAGCCGCTGGTAGAAAACTCACATCACTAGAGTGTCATGATATTGTTTGTAAGATTGCAGAGATTGTTGTGGTAGGTGGTGTTCGTAGAAGTGCATTGATTAGTTTGTCTAATTTATCTGATGACCGTATGCGTCATGCAAAGTCTGGTCAATGGTGGGAACAGAACGGACAGAGAGCCCTTGCAAATAATTCTGCGTGTTATTCTGAAAAACCAGATATTGGTATTTTTATGGATGAGTGGAAATCTCTTTATGATTCAAAGTCTGGTGAAAGAGGTATTTTCAATCGTGAGTCTGCAAATAAGATGGCTGCAAAGAACGGTAGAAGAACTATTGATGGTCATGAGTTTGGTACTAATCCATGTTCTGAAATTATCTTACGAGATAGAGAGTTCTGTAACCTTTCAGAAGCCGTAATTCGTGTTGGTGATACTAAAGATTCTTTAAAGAAAAAAGTAGAACTTGCAACTATTCTTGGTACGTTCCAATCTACTTTGACTAACTTTAAGTATGTTTCAAATATGTGGAAAAAGAATTGTTCTGAAGAAAGACTTCTTGGCGTATCACTTACTGGAATTATGGATAGTCCACTTACTAATGGTAAGGAAGATGGATTAGAAGAACTTCTGGAAGAGTTAAGGGAAGTTGCTGTAGAAACTAATAAGAAGTGGGCAAAGAAACTTGGTATTAGTCGTGCAACTGCAATCACTTGTGTCAAACCATCTGGTACTGTATCGCAACTAACTGACGCAGCCTCTGGAATTCATGCCCGACACAACCCATATTATATAAGAACTGTTAGAGGAGATAAAAAAGACCCATTAACGAAAATGATGGTTGATGCTGGATTCCCAGTTGAAGATGATGTAATGAATCCTACTCATACTTCTGTTTTTTCATTTCCAATGAAAGTTGATAAGAACTCTGTTTTCAGAACAGATATGAGTGCGATTGAACAATTAGAACTTTGGTTAACGTATCAAAAACATTGGTGCGAACATAAGCCATCTGTTACTATTTCTGTAAAAGAACATGAGTGGTTAGAAGTTGGTGCATGGGTTTATGAAAACTTTGATTATATGTCTGGTGTAAGTTTCTTACCATTTAATGACCATACATATAAGCAGGCGCCATATCAAGATTGTAATGAACTAGAATATCATGACCTAAAAGCAAAGATGCCAAAGCTTGTTGATTGGACTTTACTTGGTGAGTATGAAAAATCTGATATGACAATTGGTTCGCAAGAACTTGCTTGTTCTGCAGCTGGGGGATGTGAAATTTAATGTATAAGATATATACCAAAGAAGATTGTGGCTATTGCACTATGGCAAAATTTTATATGGAAGAACATAATATTGATTATGAAGAAATTAATGTTGAGGGTAATGCACAAGCGCTTGCACATCTGCGCTTAAATAATCTTAGGACTGTTCCACAAATTTATGACCATGATGGTAAACATATCGGTGGATATACAGAGTTTAGGCAAAGTCTATGAAATTAATCGTATGCGAGTCATGTGATGCAGAGTTTTCTATTAGACACAATATGGATAAGAGATATTATGTTATCGAACATTGTCCATTCTGTGGAGCCGGTATAAATAGTGATGAACTAGAAGACGAAATAGAAGATTACGAGGATGACGAATATGACTAGTTGTAGAATGTGTGGTCATGAGTCTCATTGTGGGTCTACTCTTAAAAAGGATTTAGGTGGTAACGGAGAAGAGATACAAATCTGTTACTCATGTTTGTGTGAACTATGTGATGAAAACTCAGAGTGCGAAAGCTAAAGGTAGAAGATTACAACAATGGGTTCGTGATTTATTAATTGAAGAACTTAAAATTCACCCAGAAGATGTAGAAAGTCGTTCTATGGGCGCTGGTGGAGAAGATTTGATTATGGCAAGGGCTGCAAGAGAGAAGTTCCCTTATTCTATTGAATGTAAAAACCAAGAAAAAGTAAATATATGGGAATCTTATTCTCAAGCAGTCGAAAATAGTAAAGACTATGAACCGATAGTGGTGGTTAAACGAAATAAACATAAACCACTAGTTTTGGTTGATGCCGAATACTTTATTGGACTGCATAAAGATGAGGATATTTAAACACGATAACTGTGCAATAGAACTAGATGACGGAATTGGAAAAGTTTACAGAGATGGTAAACTTATGTTCAAGGGCGATGGCTATATTGCGATTAAATTCATGTTAGAGTGGACTAATAATGCAGACCCAGTTAGAGAAAGATTTCATCACCAACTTTCATTGAGAGAAAAATGTAGATGGTCTAAGAGAGATGAAGAAGCTCAAAGAGATTTACGAATACAACAAGAAGCTGAACTTGCAAAGCAGTCTATGGAAGTAAAACCTAAAACTAAAAAAAAAGATAATTATAAGATAAGAGTTGATAAGTATAGAAGAGTAAGATAATTTCCAAAATGGAAACAACAGTTTTCCAATTCAAAACATAGTTTCTAAGATAAATATAATTGTAGTGATTAAACTACATTTTTTCAAAAATAGGAGAACAGAATGTCTGTGGCAGAAGCAGTCTATGTAGAGACTTGCAAATTTTGTGAGGCCGTTAGTAAATGGTTTCAAAGAGGTATAATTGAATTACAAAGAGGTCGCCAGTTATCGGCGAATAGAAGATTAATGCAAGAGGTTGGTCTTTGGAATAGAATGGATAAAGATATGTCTTTTCATTTCGATACAATGAATGAAAGAACTAATCAAGAATATGACCAAAGATTAATAGACTTGGAGAAAAAATAATGTGGCCCTATACTGAAGAAGAGAATCAGTTTATAAGTGAAACTAAAGAATCTAAGTCTGATTGGGACTATGACACATATGGTCATGGTGCATAATGAAAGGAAAAGTGATGTTAAAATATTATATTGGATTAACTTGGTGTCTTGCCTTTTTGGGTGGATTCCTAAGTGGAAATAGTGTTGTATTCGCAGCGGATACGACAATTGATATGTTGAATAAAGATGCAAGTGGTAACAAGATGGTTTATTCAAATGAGTTAGCTAGAGTTGCAGTTGGAGATACGATTACATGGTTGCCTGCATCAAAAGGACATAATGTTGAGTTTATCGCAGGCCCAGAGGGTTTTGATATTCCTAAGAAGTCAAAAAATGGTAAAGAGGTTTCTGTTACTTTTGAAGTGCCAGGCGTATATTACTATTGGTGTACACCCCATAAAGGTATGGGAATGATTGGTCTTGTAGTTGTTGGTGATGATACATCAAACAAAGATGAGATTGCAAAAGCAAAAGCTTTAGGTAAATCTAAGAAGAAGTTGAAAAAACTATTATCTGAATTGTGATTCGCCGATTCGCAAAAATACCAAAAAATATGACCCTTATAAGTCGTTGATTTATAAGGGTTTTTTTATGGGACTTGACAATGTTATTGGAACATGATATAAATGTAATGTAACAATGAGAAAGAAAGGTAAAATCATGGGAAAAGTTAAAGGTTTAATTATGGAAATCGAAGAGTTCGTTTGGGACTACTTTGATGAAAATGGTAATTTTACTCCAGACGAAACCATTAAAGATAAAGATGAGTTGATTTCTGTTTGTGAAAACAACTATGGTTACATGGGTGCCGATATTGCAAAACAAGAAATATTCAATATTGAAACTGGTGACCATTTTAGTCAAGGACATCCCATCTATGGATAAAGAAGAAAATCCATTGGTGATGGGAACAACCGTATACAAGGTGACTTATCCAGACGGAGATGAAGAGTTCTGGACATCAGTTGAAGAAGAGGAAGTCGAAAGGTTAGAAAACCTTTACGGTGCAAAGTTGATTATTGAGAAAGTGAGGACTTACAATGTCTAATGATGTGAATACACAAATAAAAGAGAACCTTTTAGAAGAGGTAGAGTCAATGACAGTTATGGAGTTTCAAGATGCACTTGATAAAGCTGGTCTTGAGGGTAATAGTGTGATTGACAGTTTGGTGGAAAATTTAGTTGAAAAAAAGTTTGAAAATTTGCCAGATAGCCCTTGACAGGGCTAGTAAATTGTGGTAAAGTGATTCGTAAACTGAGAGAAAGAGGTAAATATGACTAATAATGTGAAATATGTGGTTTATACTCAAAACAACAAGTTGGGTAAAACTGCTGAGTTCGACAATGCGAAAGACGCTATCAAGTGGGCGAAAGAAAATGTCTACGCTTTCGATTATGTCAAAGAGAAAAAAGATACATGGGAAATCTTGTTTGAAGAGTTGCTCGTGTGGATTGGGAAAGGAGAAGTTATCAATGTTGGATAATGACTTTAAAATTGCGAACACACTTGCTTGTGAAACAGTAGATATCAATATGACTTGTCTACAAGGTAAAGTTACTACTACCTATGACAACTTGTGTAAGGTGTTTGGATATCCTACCATGACAGATGGTGACCCTTATGAAAAGGTTAACGCTCAGTGGAAGCTTGAGTTTACAGTTCCTTTTACAGATGACACTGGAATTGAAGATTTCCATGATGTGGTTGCAACAATCTACAATTGGAAAACTGGATATATCCCTACTGAAGAATATGAATGGCACATTGGTGGTTTCAGTAAAGACGCTGTTGATTGTGTTTACAAGAAACTTGACAAACTAGAAGAGGTGGTGTAATATGGCTACTATGAAAACCCTATTGTGTACAACGGCTGCGATTTTTATGATTGGAACTGCAAATGCAGACCACAATCAATATCAATTACAGACCGAAAATCCAGTAACTTATTCTCACAATGTAGAGAATATTCTAATTTCGATACTGCAAGGTAATCAACTCAATTTGAATATGTTGCCTTCTGTAAGAATTGGAAATTCAAACATTACGTTCTTTGAGGAATCAGACCCTTATTGGCAAAACAACAATCAGAATTGTGTTTATAAGAAGCCATCGCCTGGTTCTCAATTCACTCTTAGACAATGTTACTAAGTGATGTTTAAGTTAATCTTGGGAATAATATTAGGGGTAATATTGGTTTCATATTACCCTCAAATATTAACTACAACACAAGATGTTGTATGTGATAGAAGTAATTATAATAACATAATTGACACATTTAGAATGTCAAATAAATAATAAGGGAACTATGAAAAGATTTAAATACTACAACAAGCGTAATAAATATACAAGAGATGAAGGTATGACCGTTACAGTTCGTAATAATGATGTTGCTGGTGCAATGAGAGTGTTGAAGAAGAAACTTATGAATGAGGGACTTTTTCAAGAACTGCGTGAAAGAAGTTATCACCAAACAAAAGGTGAAAAACGTAGGAAAGCAAAGGCCGCCGGAAAAAGACGGTGGGAAAGAAAACTTGCTAAACGGAAGCAGGAGTTAGGTTATTGACCGATAATGTCATAAAATTTCCAACTAAGTTCAAGGGTAATAAATTCCCTAAGATAGTGAATGTTAATCCTAATCAAGCCCAAGAGGATTTGGACTTTGCAGATAATCTTGCAGAGGGTTTGATGATTGGATTGATTCATAATATTGGTGAAAATGGTATTGACATAAAGAACGAAAGATTTATTGGTGATGTTAGTTTTCTGAATGAAGTTGTCAGAGGCATATTATACAGAGATATAGGTTTCAAACATCCCATGCAACCATTTATGGATACTGTTGTTAAAACGGTTGCAGAAGAAGAAAAAAACACTATTACTACTAAGGTGAATTTAACTTTATTAGAAAACATGGTAAGTGATAAGGAAGATGATACTAGTTGATATGAATCAAGTTACACTATCTAATTTGATGGTGCAGCTGGGTGGAAATAAAAATGTCGAACCAGACTTTGTAAGACACATGGTCTTGAACTCATTGAGAAGTTATCGAACTAGATTCGAAGGCGAATTTGGTGAGTTAGTTTTATGTTATGATAACAAAGTAAACTGGCGTAGAGATTACTTCCCAAACTACAAACACTCAAGAAGAAAAGATAGAAAGGTATCCAAATTAGATTGGAATCAGATTTTTGATACCTTGCATATGATTCGTGATGAATTACAAGAATTTTTTCCATACAAAGTTTTAGAAGTAGACAATGCAGAAGCAGACGATATAATCGCCGCTATCGTTGCTCATGTCGCCGCTAAGCCGTCTAACTATGAGAAAGTACTGATACTATCAAGTGATAAAGATTTTATTCAACTTCAAAAACACAATTTTGTATCACAGTATAGCCCCATTCAAAAACAATTTATTAATGGTGTATGTCCACATACATATATTAAAGAGCACGTATTAAAAGGTGATAGGAGTGATGGTGTTCCAAACTTCTTGTCGCCAGATAATACTTTTGTAGATGAATTAAGACAAAGACCAATTTCAAAAAGAAAACTTGAAACTTGGATTGAGTTGGAGCCAGAAGATTTCTGTAATGAAGATATGTTAAGGAACTATCAGCGAAATAGAACTCTAATTGATTTCAATTATATTCCAGATGATATTAAACAAAAATGTATTAATACTTATCTTGATACCCCAGAGGGTAGTCGAAAACATTTACTAAACTATTTTATTAAAAACAAACTAAAGTCCTTAATGGAAAATATTGGAGATTTCTAATGGCAATTAAAACTTATACACCACTTTTATCAGAGGTACTTGATAGAGTGCATAAAGCGAAAACGAAAGCTCAGAAAATCAAAGTTCTGCAAGAGAACGATACTGAAGCACTAAGGATGATTATTAAATCGTCATTTGACCCAAAAATTAAATGGGCAATGCCAGAGGGTGCAGTTCCTTACAAGCCAAATGATGCACCAGACGGAACAGAACATACCTTGTTGGCACAAGAGTCGAAAAGACTTTGGCACTTTATTGAGGGTGCAGATAATCAGACACCTCGAGCTCAAAAAGAGAATATGTATATCCAAATGTTAGAAGGATTACATAGGGATGAAGCAGAGGTATTAGTCTATGCAAAGGATAAAATCCTACATCAGAAATATAAAGGTCTTTCTCACGAAGTTGTAAAAACAGCTTTTGGTTGGAATTCTGACTATGTGAGACTTGACTCTGCATCTTAAAAGTGGTATAACATACTAGTGAAATGAAGGTGATTCGGAGATATTATGATTAGTTTTTGCATTGGTATGTTTTTCGCAATGTTGGCAAGTGGAGCAGACGGGCCAAATTCCTCTCTCTCAACTCTCGCCCTCTTAGCTACAATCAGCATTGCGTTTATGATTCGTGGGATATATGTTATGAACCGTAATGGAGAATTAACGTAGTCTTGCGAATCGTGAGAAAATGGGGTGGTGATTCGGCCACCCCATTTTTATTTCCCCTAAAAACCCCCAAAAAACATCAATAAAATCAATGCTTTATAAAGGGGTTGACAACGCTGTTATAGCATGGTAAGCTATATATGTAATCAGAGAGAAAGAGAGAAATCATGACAAAGAACGAAACAGTTTTTATTGGTGCCCATGAGGGTGGTATTCAAGTTTTCAAAGGTGCTGGAAACCTTATTGGATTTGCAAAGACACCTAAAATGCTTGCCCACATTTTGGACACTCACAAAATCTTTGGTGAGGTAATGTTCACCAGCTCTATGGATTTTGCTGACGAAGAGGGTTTTGACACTTGGGATGGTGCGAGAGTCTTCTGGCAAGAGGGTATTGAAATGAGGTGGAAAATATAATGAACTTCATTGAGGTAAATGGTGGTAATAAAGTGCAGAGGGAAATCTGTCATAAAGTTGCCGCCCACATGATTAAGAAGTTACTTCCTAGATTTAGGACTTTAGATATTACTGTCAATCTCGTTACCATTAAAAGTGATGCGATTGGTTTTTGCATGATGCAAGATACCAATAGGGAATTTGAGATTGAGCTTGATAAGAAAATTGGTATTAAAGATATGGTTCAGGCATTGTGTCATGAAATGGTTCATGTCAAACAGTATGCAAGAAATGAAATGAATGATGGTATCGTCAAAGGTAGAGCGAAATGGAAAAGTCAGTTCATCAAAGAAGATACCAACTATTGGGATTTGCCTTGGGAGAAAGAGGCATATCGAATGGAAAAGAAACTTGCAGATGATGTTTGGGAAAATGGAGTGATATGATGGAAAAGTTTGTGATTCGGATTGAGTTCGGTGATGGTAGTGCGAGTGAAACAACTCGACATACACAAGATGGTGTTCAAAGAGTAATTGAACATATTTTTTCCGACTTGGGTTCTGTTCAGATAAAAGAACAGTTTGGTGGTATTAAATCTTGGACAGTTACAAAGGAAGCTGCGTAATGGCAATCACACACAGAGATGTTGGGAAATGGGTTCTTCTCAAAGGAAAGACTCGACATGGTAAAAACCGAATCAATCAACATGGGAATATGTGGTTGATTGAAAGTGTTGCAACTTTCCAAGGTCAACCAGCAATGATGTTGCGTTCTGAGAACAAAACAGAGGGCCCAAAAGATAACAAGGGGTTTGATAGTCGTTGGGTATTACTAAGAGATGACCCAAATTTTTTGTGGTTTCACTAAAAAAGTACTTGACATTGTTGTCAGAACATGGTAGCATGATTCGTAAAGTGAGAAAAGAGGTAGTTATGAAAATCACAGCAGAACAGTTTGTAGAGTCGCTTGCACGATTATCACATGAGGAGAAGCAGAAGGCTGCAAATCTTCTTGTGAACAAGTGGGGCCACTTGACTAAGAGTTTCATGGGTATGGTTGATGCAGAGATGCAAGACCAATTCATGGTTGAGCAGGCAGAGGTTTTTGAGATGTCAAAGGCTGCCGAAAACGGAACTAAAATTTGGTAATGGAGAGAGAAATGGAACAAGTAGCAGTTATACATACGGCGTTTGAGGATAAACCATCAACCGTTGCATTTGTAGAAGTACCTAATGATGCAGAGTCAACTATTGATAAGTTAGAGTTTGCATATCGGTGGACACAGAATATCATGGATAGTTGGTCTTTGAAAGGGCCTGGTGATGGTAACGACAAGGTTACTGTTGTTGGTGATATCTCTAGTGGTTATGGATTGCGTTCTACTTCTGTAGGTGACCAGATGCTGGTCGGTAATGTTAAATACAAAGTAGCACGATTTGGTTTTGAAACTTTAGATGGGGAGGCTGTGTAATGGCAGTAACACAAAAAAATGTTGATAAAATCTATATCGACATAGATGGTTCTCAAGGTAACGCATTTCAACTTTTGGCGTATGCAAAGGGATTTGCAAAAGACTTGGGTTTGGACTTTAAACCAATAAGTGATGAAATGACATCTGGAGATTACATCAATCTACTA